CGTTTTCCGTGCCTTCCTCGGCTGCCGCAGTAGTCGAGAGCCCAAGAAAGGATGGAGGCTACAATAGCCACATCAGTGCTTTGTCCAGGCCAGCCTGGACTGCCGTCTCTTCCGGTCTCAGAAGAGGTGGCGGCACTGAGACACTGTCGCAGGACAGATCCATCCTCGCTCGGGCTTTCGAGTACGCACTCAGTCGCAAGACCCGACGTCTTAAGTACCATGCTTACCCCACAGTTGCCTCTGCCCAGAGGAACTTGGTGAAGGCCACTGCGCTTTGCCTGCGCGAAGCCAGTGGTTTGCGCGTAGTACATCAGGCGTCGGTTATTGCGGAACTGGGGATGAAGGCACGGATCATTACCATCCCGCCGGCACACTGCTTTGCCAGAGGTGACCTTGTAAGACAGGTTATCTGGCCCGCTGTGGTCAAGGCTGTTCCTCAGGTTCAACCGTATGCCCCGCATACGGAAGAGGAAATCCTTGGCCGTCTTGCGGCCCGCAGTCACGCAAGTAAGGTCTACCTTAGTGCAGATCTTACTTGTGCCACAGATGGCTTCGGACATGATGCGATCATTGCCGTTTGTAATGGTATGAAGAAGGCAGGACTGCCCACCTTCTTGTACCATGAGCTCAGGGAGTCCCTGGGCGTTGGCAAGGATCCACACTATGTCGAGTACCGTCTGTGTGATATGACTGAGGAAGAAGCAGTTAGGTGCCGAGCACGTTACGAGGTGGTTGAGGGGAAGGTGCAGGTACCCAAGGTACGAGGTTCGCTTATGGGCACTCCGTGCTCGTTTACGATCCTTTCGCTCCTCAACCACTGGATGAGTCATGGTCTTGGACCAGACAGGATTATCTGCGGTGATGATCTTGCCGCCGTGACTCATCCCGGAAACGTGCCTTCCTATGGTGCTAGAGCACACGCTGTAGGAAGCGAGCTCCATCAAGGAAAGTCTTACAGGTCGAAGATAGGCTTTGTGTTCTGCGAAGCCTATGGCCTTCTCGCAAGAGATGGCCGCTCTATTCAATCCTTCCGACCAGCATCCTTGAAGGAGTTCGTTAGGGACGGTAATGGGGTCATGTCTCAGCATTCTGTGGACTCGACTTCGTTCAACAGGCTTGCACGCTGCGCTAGAACAATCTACCGCAAGCAGCGACTGGTTGCATCGAAGCGCTGGAGGCCCGCAGAGCTCCCGGCAGCACTTGGCGGCCTGGGTCATCCTTGCAAGGGACGACTCAGAGTACCCGCCTGGTGCCGAGCTGCTTTGAAGGAGCTCTACCTCTGCGAGAATGCTGAGCACGGTGGTGCTCATGACCCAACGAGATACATCCGAAGTCTTCAAGTACCTGCAGTCCCATCCTCCAAGGAGGATAGGCAGCAGCTGAGAGCATTGGTTGATCGCAATCGAGCGCATGTGGACTCTTTGCGTGTTGAAGATTATCAACCTGGTGATGCTTTCATTGCCAACTCCGATGCGTCTGCATACGTTTCCATGTGTGCAAACCAAGAGTTTATCTACGGAGGTGGCAAGTACAAGAAGATTCGGGCACATGAGATCAAGCCGGG